AAAATGATAGATGACACCGGCCAAGATGTAGCTGAGGCCGGGAAGGGAGTAGAGGTAAGATATCCTGTAGAGGCAATAATAATGCCTGATCGCCGTAGTAGAGGATAAACTGTATATAACTACTCTGTAGAGGGATAAGTATAGATGATCGGTATCTTTGTCGAGGCCTTCTTGTCGAGGGTGGTAGTTATGGTATAATGTAGCTATGGAAGAGCAAGCCCCAGTAATTGATAGTGATCAATCAAAGAATCAATCACAAAGCAATCAGATAATTAAGCGTCGTGTTAATCCGCAGTTATACGACAAGCAGCGTAAATGTTGCGCTAAGGCCAGGAGCGGGGCAAAATGCGGAGCGGTTGCGCTGATCGGTAGCGATTATTGTCGCAGTCATGCCAAGTTACCGCCACTTAAAAAGCTGCAAAAAGAATATGAAACACACCCGGAAAGATATAGGCTCAATAGCACGGAGATAGAGCGCTTTTATCAAAATGATGTTAAGGTAAAAAATATAACGTCATTAAGGGATGAATTGGCGTTATTACATGCTTATGTTAATAAGCTTAATTGCATGCCGGAGCCGGTGAGGTATAAATACTTTGCCAATGGTGATAAGGTTGAGTTGCCGGCCAGTCCTATACCTTGGTTATTCCAGCAGTTGGAGATTATAAAATCTATTCGCGGCCTGGCGTTAGCAACAAAGAAAATTGAATTACAAGATAAGTTTTTTAACAAGGCGAATGTAGCGATTAAGGATACCGTTACGCAGATCGTGTTGATAATTGATAGGTTTGTCACTGATAATAATTTAAAATCTGCAATTGCTAATGAGATATTTAAACTTGGTGGCAAAGATGGAGAACCGCAAAGCGTGATTGATATGAGTAAAATTGACAGTGATAAGTTTGAAACTCTATCGTCAACCGATAAAAAAAAGATGGTTGACAATACGAGCGTTGATACTTTGGGCCCAGATCAATTAAAAAAAGAAAGTGATAGCAACCTTGCCACGATCCAAAGTTTTACACGGGATCGGGCAAGTGCTGAGCTCTGCAATGCCTAACTCAATGAAAGTTAACATAAGGTTTATTATAGGAAGTGGATTCCTTATATAATATAATAATAAATATAATATATATGTCATATAACATATAATTTATGTTGTTGCACCCCCACCCCCAACCAGAACACGAAACCGGAGACCCCGGGCACGGTAATAATTACTCTGCCCCCATAGGTCTTGCTCTACGAATCAGTGATCCCCTGCGCCCCCCGCCTCCCGGCTTTCAGCCTGCGGCGTTCGGCGCTTTCGGTTTACCCGGGTACGGTGTTATTAAATATGCCCCCTATCTGGATATCTATGCCCATTAACTTCTCTTCTTGCCCTATATGCTCTGGCTTAGTCTTTAATGGCCCTGTCCCTTCTGGCATGCCCCAAGATTGCCTTTGCAACTGCCCCCCAGCACCAGACTTACCTTCGGTTCACCTACCCGCCTCTGACACATACTCGGCAGACTTAGCGGCTACCACCATAATTAACCACCCAACGAAAGGAGTTAATAATGATTAACAGCACCGATGATATTTCTTATCTCTATACAGAACAACAACGCTCTGCCGCATTCAATGCTATGGTTAAAGAGACAGGTTGGGATAACCCCTTAGGGTTTACCGCCGATACTTTTGATTATCATTTCTTTTTAGCTTTACAGAACGATAAACTTTCCTTCGGTGGCCGGCAGTTATGGGAATGTTATCAAAAGCATTTAAGAAAGGTTAAGGATGCCTAAAGGCTATCGTAAAAGTAGGGAGCCTATAGACCCTCTACATCGGTTTAGACGGGATAATACCCCTGGCCTCATCAATCCTTTTGAGCTTATGGCCCAACAGTTAGGGGCAGAGGATACCCGGCAGACCCGCCTCTCTGATCCCTATACGTTTATCTTTAAGTACGCCTATACCCTGGATCCTCACGACTCTGCCTCTCCCATTAAACGCTTCCCTGATTATCCTTATATTCGCTTTATGATTAAAGAATGGCTTGAGAATCATTCTATTATTGTCGTTAAGAGCCGGCAGATGATGGCGTCTTGGCTATTCGTAGCTCTTAACCTATGGCTTGCCATGAAGTATAGCGGTCAATATATCTTCTTCATATCGAAGAAGGAAGATGATGCCGGCTGGTCCTCTCAGCTATCTTTACTCTCCCGTGCTATGTTTATACATGAGCACCTTCCTAAGGAATTACAATACGGATTTAAGCGCAGCACTCAGCCGGCCATTCTTACCTTTCCCAAGAAGAATAGCTGCATACATGGTGTATCGCAGGATTCAGACGCAGTAAGACAATATACCTCGTCAAGCGTGTTGTGTGATGAGATGGCCTTCCAGGAGCGATCGGAACAGGTATTTGCCAGCTTAAAGCCTACCCTGGATGGGCGCAAGACCAAGCTTGACCTCGGCGAAGGTAGGTTTATCGTCTTGCCCAAGATGGTTGGCGTATCTACACCTAATGGGAAAAGGAACCTGTTTTATAAACTAGTGCATGATGTTAATGAATGAAGATTCTAAAGATTTTACTATTACTAAGCTATGCTATTACGACATCGCTGATCTTTGCGGTAAGCTTAATACTCTGGTCTATGGCAAGGGCGGTAGTCTTTATAAACTCGTGGACATTAAGCCGGATAAGCCTAATGGGCAAACATGGGTTGAGGCATGGTGGAAGCCGGTAAGAAAGGAGATAAAATAATGGTTGACGAGAAACGCGCTAATCCAGATCCGGTCAAGGAAAAAGAATTACTATCCAAGATGAGCGATCGGCAGTTATTCTCCCGGGCGCTTATGCGATTGGTGATGGCTACCTTTAAGCCATCGACAGGGGTTCAGGAATTATTGGAAGAGTTACAGAGGAGGGAGAAGGAATGCTAAACATATTCATTAAAACAATTCCACACAAAGAGCATAGGTATGAAACAGTCGGAGACTGGATTACGGAATTATGGCCTGCAGCTAAAGGTAAACGTAAAAAGGTTGATGTCGTTAAGGTTTCTGATATGAAGAATAAAATATATGAATTTCTTGTGGCTATGCACGAAGTGGATGAGCAGTTCCTTTGCGGGCTGGCCGGTGTCACGGATGCTCAAGTTACCGCCTTTGATGTCCAGTTCGAGAAAGACCGCTTGGCAGGGGTGTATGGACCGGAGGCTGATCCAGGCGATTCCCCTGCGGCGCCTTATTATGCCCAGCATCAATTCGCTAAGAAGCTGGAAAAACTACGGTGTAAACATTTAGGCGTTGATTTTAAGGAATACGATACCTTTTTAATGAATTTTGATGGTTAAAACCATACTCACTAGCCTGATTTTCGTCTTGGCCGCCTTGCCTCTCGTGGCCAAATCGCCGCCGGCAGACCTCTACAAGGGGTAAGAGCAAAGAGCATGACTAAACCGGAATTATTGTGTAAGGGCTTACATAAATACCGTAACGAGAACGGTTTCCTCGTCATGCGGCTGCATTATACCGCGGATCCGGATAAGGATGAGGCCTGGGCGTTAACGACCAAGAAAGGATATATTGTCGATATATGGAATCAGGAGATGGAACTGGACTTCTCAAGGTCTAGCGGTAAGCGCGTATACCCTGAGTTTCGGTCTGACCTGCACGTCACCACCTTAGAATCCATCCCTTTTCGGGATATCTACCGCGGTTGGGACTTTGGCTACCGCCACCCCTTCTGCGTATTCTTCCAGATCGACGAGAAAGGTAGCCCTTTGGTGCTTAATGAGCTGATGGGTACGGATATTGTTATTAACAAGTTCGCGGAGCAGGTTTTGGAGATGTCGGATAAGCTTTATGCCGGCTATACCTTTAAGGACGCCGGGGATCCTGCGGTAAGGGCTAAATCGGATAAGAACGAAAAGACTACGGCCGATATCCTTCGGGGGTTTGGGATACGGATACAATCCCGGCCAAGCAAGGTCAAGGACGGTATTAATCTTGTCCGTAATCTATTATTGCCTAAATATGATGGTGCGGCCAGGATCAAGTTTGATACCAAGTGCCATATTCTTATAGACGGATTTTTGGGGGGTTATGTGCGGTCGGAATCGGACGAAGAGAGCCCGGAAAAAGACGGGTTCTACGAGCACGGCCAGGACGCCTTGCGCTACGGCCTTCTCGTATTGTTTAATACTAAAACTTATGAAGTTATACGGCCGGCGCGGGTGGTGTTCCGTAAGCGTTTAACGGCTGATGCCTCTACGGGGTATTAGGTGATACCTTGTGTGGTATAATATTATTAAGTAGGAGGTTTTATTATGAGAACAAAAGGTGCTATCGGTAAAATGAAGAAAATAAAACTTGTTGACATGGCACAGATTAAATCTCCTTCTACGACAATGAAGAAAATTTCCGGCGGTGCCCCCAGGATAAAATCATTTAATAAAAGTTTTTTTACCCGTGCGGCGAAGAAATCTTTCTAATATGCGGGTAAAGATAGACTTAAAGGATAAAGATAAATGTACGGATTGTCCTTTATTGCATCATTGGGTGGGGATTTATTCGGAAAAGAATTGGTGCCCTTTATACGATCTTTATGTTGAAGGCGTTAATTGGTTACGTCCACAACGATGTAAGGACGCAAATGGCTTGTGAGGTAACCGTGGAACAGAGATGCAAATGTTGCCGGCGGTTATTGTGCAAAATTTTAGAAAGAGATTGTAATTTTAAGATCGAGATACGTTGCGCGAAATGTGGAAAAGATAATTTAATCTTTTCCAAAGAACAACAGAGCGCTTAAAGCGCCATAGACGTAGAGCGTTTAAAACGCCCGAGTTAGAACCTTCCTTGGTTCTGGTTCGGGCTTTTTTATTTAACCGGAGGTAAATATGCCAAAAGGAACAAAAGTTGAAAAGTTATATACGAAATTAAAAGGGTTAGGTTATGGTAAGGCGGCGAGTGCTAAGATCGCACAAAGTAAAACTGGCCAGGCTTTAGCTACGGGACGCAAGCCTAAAGGGAAAAAAGGAATGAAAAAAGGACGCCGTTAATGCCCAAAAATATTGACAAAAAAACATCGGACGACGTTTTAAAGAAAGAAAAGAAAAAACGTATGTCTATGATGTTGGATTTATCCCCTGAGATTCAACAGGATATCGTTTCCCGCGTTATCGCTGACGTCGAGAACGACGAGAAAGACCGCGCTGAGTTCATGGCCGAGCGCGTTGAGATTATGAATATGTACGAAGGTAAAAAGGAGCCGAAGAACGATCCTTTCCCCGGATGCGCCAACGTACGTACAATGGTTCTCGCCATGACCGTTGAACTCTTACACGCTAAATTATTCCCCACGGTTTATAACGATGAACTTGTTTACTGGATTCCCCAGGAAAAAGCCGATGTCGATACCGCGGAAAATGTTTCTAAGTTTATGCGCTGGGCTTTACGCTCAATGAAGTTTGCCTCTATCGTCGATGACGTCACTAAGAATTTAATTCTTGAAGGCACTTGCGTTACTAAGACCAGATGGGAAGAGGAGTTTAAGTGGATCCAGCGGCGCATGAAGAAAAAAGAAGCGATAGTAGCTAAGTTTAAAAATATGATCCTCAACATGATGGGTAAAAAAATCCAGAAGAAAGTTGAGGAGACGGATTGGGAAATAAGTTACGATTATAAAAAGTTTGAGAATTGTGCGGTGGATGTACTTCCTTTAGAGGACGTAGGGTTCCCCGTATATTCTGTCCCCGGATCTGACGAGAACGACTTGCGTCATATCTGGCATCGCACTCACCCGTTCCTCGACGATCTTAAAGATAAACAGGAAATGGGTTTCTTTGAAAATGTTGATGGTATAGATACTTATTGTACGGAAGAGTCGATCAAGGGCCTCGACAAGGCTAAGATGGAAGCCGAAGGCGTGAGGGCTGCCAATATCGCTCGGGACAACATGCCACTAAGCCTCATCGAATGGTATGGAAAATATTATATACCCGAGATGGGTAAGGTTGAATGTATCTTTTGGGTGGAAAAATCAAGCCGTACTTTCTTAGGCGCCATGCCGCTACTTGCTATCAGTCGTATCAATAAGCGTCCTTTCTCCATCGGCCAGCTTGTAAAACGCACTAACCGCATGTATGGCAAGTCAATAGGCGATTTTATAAAAGAATTGGAAAAGGAAATGAACGCGATTCACAACCAGCGCCTCGATGCCGGTACTATGAGTATTGTGCCGATGGGCGTTTATCGCGCCGCGTCCGGGCTTACACCCGAAGAGATACAGATACGTCCCGGTCTTTGGATCCCGATGGATGATGTTAATGACGCCAAGTGGCTGGTAATGCCGAATAATTCTATGGTCAGCTTCCAGGAAGAGAAGATGATCATGGATATGGTAGAAAAGATCGCTTCCGTGGGATCGTATCAGTCCGGCCAGGAATCCAGCGTTAACCGCAGCCGGTCTACGGCCCGAGGCACTTTAGCTATTATCCAGCAAGGAGATCAAAGATTTATCACTTTGGCTAAGAGAATACAGGTATTTCTCGCCAAGATATTACTGAGTATATTTCAGCAATATCAGGAAAAGATACCGCCCGGGCTTGAGCATCGGATCCTTGGCGATGACGGAGATCCCATCTTCCCCGATGGTATCGCCCCCGAGGATATTGCCGGCAGCTATGATGTTTATCAAGGATTAGATGCTACCGGCGGCAGTAAGGCGATGCAGCAGCAAGTAGCTTCTATCCTTTATCAAGGCATGATTCAGAATCCTTTGGTATTACGTAACCCCGGAGGGTTATGGGAACTTACTGCGGATGCTTTCCGTGCGGCCGGCAAGGTGGATGTGGAGAGATATATCGGAGAAAAGCCTAAGGCTCAAGATCAATTAGCGCAGTCGGTCATGGACGAGAACATGTTAATGCTCCAGGGGCATAAGGTTATGACCAGCCCCTTGGATAATATTTTAGAACATTTACATGGGCATACAATGTTTAGGGATTCTCCTGATGGCAATTCTATGCCGCCGGAGAATAAACAGCTTTTAGAAGATCATATTTTAGCGACTAAACAACAGTTGTTGCAGAAGATGTCGGATAACGCTTCGGCACAACAAGTAATGGGGTCACAGGCCCCGCAAGGAGCGCCAAATGCAGGACAAGGATATCCTCCAGGAGGGGCAAATGGGCCAGTTTTGGCTAATGGTCAAGCAACGCCTGGAGCAGCGGGTGGACCAGGAGCAGCGCCAAGCCCTGTTGCACCTGGACAAGGGGGAGTTGGAGAAGGCGCATAAATGCCTCGGTAAGATCGAGGCGGTAAAGTGGGTTATTGGGTTACCTCGGCTGATGTCGAAGGAACTTGGTACTCTGCAAGAAAAGGAGTAAGTATGCCAGATACGGTAGTAAAAGAACCAGAAGTTAAGGAAGTAAAGACCGAGGTTAAGACTCCGGTTGAAACCGGCATTAAGCCGGCGGTTACGGCGCCAGTATCTGATAAGGATATATTGAAGGCTTCGGTAGCCGAGGGCGTTAAGCCGGAGGTTAAGGTTGAACCAGAACCCGTAAAGGTCGAACCAGCGGCCGCGGTGGAGAAGGTTGAGCCTGAGGCCGATAAAGTTAAAATACAGAAGAGGATTAATAAGCTTCTGGAAAAAAATAAACCATCTTCCGCATCGCCAGTAGTTATTCCTGATGCCACAGTTTCTACCGATGGTTTAGATATCAAAGATGGCAAGATTGATATTAAAAAGGTAGATGAATATATCAATAAGAAGATCGCGGCTGCCCAGACTAATGTCATGGGTGCTTTGAGTAATGCTGAGAAAGCAGAGAAGGCCCAATCTGACAGGCTAGAAGCCAATAAGTTGGTTTATGAAAAACATCCTGAGATCCTTGATATTGATGAGGGGAAATCTAAACATGAAGATGTCCCTTTCGCGGTAGCCTTAAATGAGGCTTACGCGGAGTTAAGAACGATGATCCCAGGGTTCGATAATGTTCCCGCGGCGCCTAAGATCGCTATGGAACTTGCGGAAAAGAAATTCGGTGAATCCGAATCTGTACGCAAGGCAAGGTTAGAAGGCGCGGCACAAGAAAGTAAACGGCAAGCTTCGGTTCAAGCTTCCGGTGTGGTTTCTTCGGCAGGTGGATCTGGTGCTCATGTACCCGCAGCTACTGTCACTTTATCGCAAGATGAACAGGTTGTAGCGAAGCGGCTCGGGCTGTCGGATTCGGACTATGGGAAGTATAAAAAACGCGCTCCGGTTCTAGGGCCAACTTACTATGATAAGTATCGTTACAACAAGCCAAGGGGTTAAGGCTTAGAATATGGGTATATTCAGTAAAAATAAAAACCCGGGCGCATTTGGGGGCAGCCTTAGTTGTCCCGTTTGTTATAGTCTTGCTTTGCGTTTTGTAGAAGATGTTGGGCCATATGTGAAACGGTATCGTTGCCGTAAATGTGGTTTAGCTTTCCGGTATGAATACGCGAGTAACCCTTACAATCATCCGTATGCGTCCTTCAATAAGACGAAGTGGCAAGGGATTACTGAGCGTGGTTTAACCCCTCAGCAATTACTCCAAGGGAGAAAAATTTAGGAGTTTATCATGAGATGGAGTTATGACGTAACCGGCGCAGAGCCGATTTTAAGGGATATTCCGGTTTACAATAGTGGGGCGATCACTCGCGGTACGGCGATGACGTCTGGACCGGTTGCTACCCAAGTTAATGGCGGACGTTCGATTATTGCTACGCCTACGAGTTTGTCTAATATTATCGGTGTTATCCAGGAAGATGTTACCGCGGCTAACGCTTTGGCGGTATTAGCGACAGGGTTTGAAACTTATGCCAAGCATATTATCAATCCTTTCGCGGTATGGCGTGCAGCCTATGCTACGAGTACATCTGATCAGGTTATTATCACCACTGCGTCTACAGCCGGTACTTCGGTAACGGCGGCTGACACGGGCGATGCTAATGAGACGGGAGCATGGGTGTACGTTTCTAATTCGGGCGGCACTACCGGTGGATATGGTAATTTGTTTTGCGTAGGCGCCACCACGGGAACTACCGTATTGACGGCTACTTCCAACAATACCGCCGGACTTATCGGGAATGTAATCGGTGATTATTTCATGATTTTACATCCTCGCTATGGCGCTACGGTGGTTGGTGGATCGGTAAGTTTGGATTCGACTTCGATGTACGTTCAAGGGTTGATCGCCAGTGGTAATACCGGCCAGGCGATTGTGTTAGAGAATTATATCTCGTCTACGACCAGGGCTTCTCAACCGCTTAATATTGCTACCCATTCAGGAAGTAACTATGCGGCAGAGGCTCCTATTTTTAGCGCGGATTTAATGTTCTCTAGCCATTTGCTTTGCAATGGTGGTACGACCAATACGAGACCCATTACTTGATGATTGATTAACGCGGGGAGGGGTTAAAATCCCTCCCCTTAACTTAAAAGGAGTTTAATATGCCAGCTATTAGCGAGGATTTTCCGAGTTTACTTGAACCAGGTTTGAGAAAAATTTTTACGGAGCAATACAATCAGATGCCCGAGATGAGGCCGATGTTGTATAACGCTCAAAGTTCGGATACGAGTTATGAGAAAGATTCGTCCGAGGGTGCGTTTGGTAACATGGATCCTTTCACCGGTACCGTCCAGTATGACGATATCTATGAAGGTTACCCGGTTACTTACACCCATCAGGAGTTTGCCAAAGGTTTCAAGATCGAACGCCGGCTGTTTGATGATGACCTCTATGGTGTCATCGCAAAGAAGCCTAAGGGTTTGGCAATGTCAGCATCGCGCACAAAAGAGATGTATGGCGCACAGGTATTTAATACAGCTTTTGCCGGATCTGGGACTATCCAGGTCGGGAATACGGTTGTGTTAAATAACAGCGAAGGTTTATCTCTTTGCAACACGGCTCACACTTCCAAGGTACCGAAACAGGCAACACAGAGTAATTCCGGCACTTCGGCTTTGTCGGCCACTTCGGTAGAAGCTACCCGAATTTTGATGAGCCAGTTTCTTGACGATCGCGGTAATAAAATTTCGGTTCAGTCGGATTTATTGCTCGTCCCGAGAAATTTGGAAGAGACAGCGTGGGAGGTTGTTTCGTCTAAGGGTAAAGTGGACACTGCGGAGAATAACTCCAACTTCCATTTTGGTAAATACAAATTGGCGGTATGGGATTATTTATCCAGCGGCAAGAGCTGGTTTATGATCGACGAGAACATGATGAAGATGTTCTTGCTCTGGTATGACCGCGTTCCGTTGGAGTTCAACCAGGATAAGAGCTTCGATACGTACATTGCGAAGTATAGCGCGTATGAACGGTATGCTTTTGGATGGAGTGACTTTAGATGGGTTTATGGGAATAAGGTATCATAGTCAGTTAGTTTATCTTGGTTGGAAATTGAGCCTTGAAGAAACGGCGAGAAGATTAAATATATCTCGCTGGACATTGTTCGAGAGAAGAAAATTGTATGGATTTTTGTAATGGGTAAGAGAGCGTTAAATTCGTTCTGGCAGCCGGGGAAGGTTAAACGCCTTCTCCGGGTGTTCCTGTAAAAGGAGATTAAAATGGGACTCACGCATTTTCCGAATGGAATTTTTGCTACGCCTAATTTGGGCGGTGGCATTGTAACTCAAGGTAACATATGGTTCGTTAAACCGTATAGTGGTAGCGATTCCAATAGCGGTACCTCTCCGGCCACAGCCTTTAAAACTTTAGCTGGCGCTTTATCCGCGGCCACAGCTAATCAAAATGATATTGTTTATTTCTGTCAAGAGAACAATACAGCGTCTGAGACTACAGATTATCAGTCGGTTAATTTAAATTGGAATAAAGATGGTGTTCATCTGATCGGTATTCCTGCCTCTCAGTCTGGTCTCTATATCGGTCAGAGAGCTAGAGTAGCCCCCTCGTCTAGCGCCAATGCTTTCGCTAACTTGTTCACTTTATCCGCCAACAACTGCATGATCAGCGGTATCGAGTTTTTTCAAGGGGTCGGCGCGACTACGTTAAGTGCGGCTCAAACTTGCCTTACAGTATCTGGAACTCGCAACAGTATTACCAATTGTCAGATCTCAGGTATTGGTGATACTACTTGCGATTATGCAGGTTCCAACTCTTTGACTGTGGCGGCTGATGAGAATTATTTTGGTAATTGCTATATTGGCTTGGATACAGTTATCCGCGCCACCAGCGTTACTGAAGTAATTATCGGGCCTACTCAGCTGGTAGGTACTCGTAACATTTTTGATAAGTGTATCATCAATAGTTACACTTCAGGGACTACCTTCAAGGCTATGAGTTTTACAGCAGGTTCTTATCATACGGCAACATGGTTGAACAACTGTATGATAACCAATGCGCTTAACCGCACTAGCGTAGTAACGACTACCGGAGCGATTACTGCTCCCACATCTGGTACGGTTTACATTAACGGTGGTGGAGTTTTTGGTTATAGTAACATTACTACAGCTAATTCTTCCAATGTTTATGTATCTGCTCCGATATTGAGTACAGGAGTTAAGCAAGGTTTGGCTGGTCCAGTAACGATAGCGTAATTTAACGGGGTGGGAGCGCCGCCCAAGCGGTTCTCTCACCCCACTTTAAACTGAGGTAAAATATGGAAAAAGCGATTGAGTATGGGATAAGGAAACCGGAAGGTTCGGAGTTCGATCGTCGGCCCAATAAAGACGGCGCCAGCGCTTCTTATAAGTTCGGTAAGCTTAGTGATGCCGGCCCGATCAGCGGCCACGGTGAGACACAGAAGAAGAAACAGGGGGGCATGGTAGGCCACGGTCATGGCGGCAATGGTTTTGGCAAGGGTAAAGGTTCGGTAAGTTCTTTTAGCGGATCCAGCGGAGAGCAACATCAGAAGAAAGGCTTTGGTGGGCAGACCCGTGGCACGCATAAGTAGGTAAATAATGGAAAAGACTGCCCCAAAAGGCTTTGAACGTATCACTAAGGGCGCGGAAGTATCTCCCGCAGACTTACACCCCCGCGGGAATGCGGGGTCTAAGTTCAGGGGTCGTGACTTGCCGGCATGGGGCGGTTCGGATGGCGAGGAGTCTAACTTTAAACGTTGTAAACAGTGTGGGTTTATCTTAAATAAGAAGGTAAACCAGCCTGGTAGTGGATGGGGTAACGATAACTTTGTCCCCATAACCACTCTTGCGGGTGGTACGGCTAATGTCGAGGACAACGTATCAACGGCCGGTTGTCCGTTTTGCTCAGCTTCGGAGTATTAAATGCAGTATTTGAACAAATCTTTTTCGGTTTCTGGGGCAGGATTTGGCGAATCCAAGTTGAATACCTGTTCAGACACCGACAGAGAGCGGTTTCAAAGGGAAACAGAGGCGATAAGCGCTAAGATGAGTGGATCAGTGGCTTTGGATCCTCAATTTGAATCGTCAGATGAGTTTGGAGGATTACCTTTTACTACTGAGCAGCCGGAAAGAATAGTAGATGAGCAGGGTAAGGAGTGTAAGCTTACTTCGCATCAGAAAAATGCCCTCTACAAACAGGCTAAAGAGCTAAGATCGAAGATAAAGGATAACTTATGCACCCGGGATGAGTGCTGGGATCCTAATGATCGTAATGTGAATAAGATGATTAAGAGTGAATTTAAGGTGAGCGATAAAATTGATTATTTTACCAAGGCGATGAAGGCCGTAGGCGCTGACGCCAAGGATTATGATATAGAGCGTATGCGTCGTCCAAGATGATTTAATGCCCTTCGGGGTTAGGAGGATTATATGGGTTCAGGCATAGCACAAGAAAAGGTGATGAATGCAGTGAGTGTTGGCCAATCGGCTACAGTATATTCTAGTTCTGTTTTGAACAGATTAAGTAAAGGTTATGCTAGCGTTTTGGTTTCATCTACCGCGGGGTCAATAACCATTTCTGAACAAGTATCGTGGGATAATGTTAATTTTTTTGATGCTGTAGATACCCAGGGAAACGCTTTAGGCTCTGTATATACGGCGCTTACAGTTAATACGGGAAAATATATAGTCTTTGCTCCTGTGATGGCTCCTTACATAAGATTTAAAGTGATAGAGAATAATTCTGCGGCTACGGTAGTTACTTTAATTTATCTGTTCGTAGAAAGCGTTTAAGGAGGATATATGAAAAAGAAATGGGAGATTATCATATTGACTGTTATCGCGTTAGCTCTAGGTATAGGAGTTTTATCTCCTGTTTTCTCTCAATGGGACGGCGGCGGGGCTTTTGGTTCGATCACTAATTACCTTAAGCAGGTTATGACAAGCATTATCCCCAATGCAAATAATACTTATAATCTCGGCGCGGCTTCAAAAAGATTTTCTAATGCTTATATCGTATCCGCTAATTTTGCTGATGGGACTTCCATGAATACTGCGGCTTCGGGCGCGTCTTCCAACGGTAATGCTATGGCCGTCCAGTTCTCGGATGGAAACGGCGCCTTTTCCAGCGATTATCCCGCCTTTTATTATAATCCGGCAGATTCCGTTCATTCGCTTACTATCGCCGGTAAAGACGGTTACGGCGGTCTGCACATCGGTCAGCCTTACGGTATAGGCGTTACCTTCAGCATGAGTTCTGCACTTTTTGAAGCCTATCCCCTGATAATTGGTTGGCCTTCTGAAAATATGTTGACGTGGGAATCCCCCGGCTATCCTACAGCATGGCCTCAATCTTTCTTTGAGTGGTACGTTGACGATATTTTTGGCGTAGGTCCGGCCGGCGCGAAAACCTGCGCCTTGATGTTTGACAGCGGTTTCCATATTGGCACGACAACCCAATTCAATAATTATGTATCTGCTACACCTGTTTTCCTTAGTAGCGCCAATGCTTCGACCGGGAATTATGTTGGCTTTTCTTTAGGGATGGAAGGTCAACTCGCCAATGCCTCTACGCCATTTGTCCGATGGCACAGCGTAAAAGGGAATACAGATAATTCTGCCGTGGTTACGCCAGAAACAATACCAAGCTTTGAAATTGGTGATCTTGGTACAGCTACATCTTTACCGGCTAACGCCGACAATGGTTCGGTTGTTGCCGACAGGCATTTATGCGCTGGCGAGGGCGGCGCGGCCAATGGAGCTTGTTGTTTCATGGCAGATGGTAAAACTCTTGGGCATTGTACAAGCTTGGTGGGGGCGAACGGAACATGTACTTGCGCTGATTGAGGTATTATGAAATTTAAAAATTTAATTTATCATATCGGCCTGTTGGTATTCATAGTTTTTATCCTGGCGATATTTTTTCACGACACGGCGGTTGCGTTGACAGACGCACAAAAAGCTTCTTTAGTTTCTTTCGGCAGTGATTTACAGTCGAATAACGGGATCACAGAAGCGGACCCTGTCTTTACCGCTTCTCCTGCGAGCGGAATTACCGCCAACAATATCAACGCATGGAATAACACTAATTCTATTGTCGCCGGCAACGCTTCCGCTTGGACAGGTAAACAGGCGGCATTAGGTTACACGCCTGCTAACGTTGCCAACATGAACTCAACCCAGGTTGGTTTGGGTAATGTCGAGAACACAAAGCTTTCTACGTGGGCTGGAACAGGTAACATAACCACCGTAGGTACAATAGTTTCTGGTATATGGCAAGGTACAGCCATTGCCAATTCATATATCGCTAACGCTGCGAGTTGGCTTACCTCTGCATTTACCGGCACGGCTAATATAGTTAGCCTCGGCACGATAACAAGCGGAACTTGGAACGCTAACGCTATTACCGATTCTTACGTTGCCAATTCTTCAAAGTGGAATAACTCTTACAATGCGTGGAATACAAACGGTACAAACTGGAATTCTACTTATGCCGACTGGAACGCGAATAAGGCCAATTGGGATAATTTTTCTTCCGCAAATAAGGTTACTTTTACTACCACAGGCGCTACTACCTTGACTTATAGTTTGACTTCCGGTAACGCGCCGCTTTGCAATACGGCGATAAGCGCAAATAACGTAGTTTGCTGGAAGGCTACCGGATCTTTAGGTCATTGTAGTGGGAATAATACGGGCAATGGAACGTGTAATTGTATATGAAAGACGAAGAAAAAATAAAAGTGTTTGAGCAATTGTCGGCTCTTAACCAATGGACGGTGAGCCATGATAAGGATGCGGTAGAACGTCATTCAGACACTACGAATAAATTTTTGGAGATATTCAATTTTATCCGTAACCGCCCCTGCCAGCTTCACGCGGGGCAAATAGCGTGGCTCTGGTCTTTGGTTGTTTTGATTTTGGGCGGCGCTGTAGGCATTATTTGGTGGGTGACTTCTTTGGCCAGTGCACCCATAGCAGCGATAAACGATTTAAAAACCGATGTCGCGGTGATTAAAAAAACGGTAGGTGTTTTTAGTGACAAACAATTATCCTTCAACAGGTTTATTTCGCTTGCTAACCCTGAGAAGAGTGACGAAAAGATATGCGCCGGTGATCATTAAGGGTAAATTTGTCGGTAAATCGGAGGTGAAGGATGCCCGAGGCCATATTGATAAAAGCGGGGTTCGAGAAACCAAAGATAATATCGTTTAAGAAAGATAGCGATAATCGTTTTACGGAAATAGTTTTTCTTATTCGTCCTAATAAGCACTATATTTGCCATAAAGCGATTATTGAGCATAAAGAAGGTAACAGTATTTTAAGTGTTGAGGAGTTTAAATAAATGTTGATAGACAATTTTAAGGAGGAGTAATGGAAAAATTGTACGCTGAGTATGGACGCTTGGTGTTCGAGATGAAAGTCATGCAGGCGAGGCTTTCTGAGGTAGAAAGAAAATTGATTTCAGAAAACGGTAAAATGGTGGCAGTATTGCAGGAAGGTATGGGCGGTGAAAAAAAGGAGATAAAATGAATACGAAACCTTGGTATTTGAGTAAGACTG